TCATTCCGCCACCCGGAGGTCCACCTTGCCGCGCCGCTCGTCGGTCCTGCGTCCCATGGTGATGTTCTTGGGCGCCCGCACGTCCCGGTTCCGCCACGTCCAGCATTCGCCGGTCTCATCCTGGAAGCAGACCCAGCACAAATCGTGCTCGGCACCATAGTCGATGAGGAAATGCGCGAGGGCGGGGCCCTTCGGGGTGTCCATGGGAAGCGGCGGATTGAGTTGGAGCATGATGGCCTCGTTGCGACACTGTGGAGCATGAACGCGCCAAAGCGTGCGCTCGGTCCCGCTTCGCTTCCGGACACTCCCATTGCGCCGATCCCTGTCCGGTTCGGAATGGCTGGCCGATCTCTTCAATGAAGCTCTTTGCCGGCCGGCCCCATGTGCCTGCCTTTCCATCCAAGACATCCATGCGATGCCGACAGAAGACGCGCCGGCTTCCTGGAGTGCAGGCAAAGAAAAAGCCTTGGAACCGTTGGGTTCCAAGGCTTCTCCGGTCCTTCCGGAACTGGTCGGAGCGACAGGATTCGAACCTGCGACCCCCAGACCCCCAGACTTGAGAGGAACCGCTAAAGTATTGAAATTGAACAAGAGAAGGGGGGCGTAAATCCGCCGAATATCAGCGATTTCTGCCAACGTTCCCAAACGATCTCCCAAACAGCTGGCGGCGGATGGCCGCAGCTCTGGATTACAGGTTATGGGGAACGGCGCCGATATGGCAAACCATCGTCGGCGCTCTGGTCATCGTCGCAGCCACCATCAAGGTGGCCACCCCTTGATTCATTCAGCCGCACCCCACCCACACAGGCGCGCACCGGTCTCGTTGTGCGCCAGCAGCTGCTCCGCCGTGCCGTCGCTCAGCTGGTCGCCCCGGCTGATGTAGATCGGACGGAAGGCGGCACAGGCGCCCTCAGTCCCGGCTCCAGCGGTTGCGCAGCCGGTCAGCAGCGCCAGGACCATCGCGGCGCACACCATCTTCAACATCATGTCGAACCTTTCCGGCGCGCAGCGCCTCCTGGGTGGATTCCGCCTTCGCCTCCTGGCGCCCGGCGCGGCGCTGCGAGGCGCCGAAGGTGGCGATCGCCGCCAGCACGGCGCCGATGGCCAGCAGGGTGGGGCCGATCCGGCCCCAGAGCCCATGCAGCAGGGCGACGATCATGCCGCCGCCCGGCGCTGGTCCGCCCGCTGGCGCAGCAGCAGGATCACCACCGCCGCCGCCAGCAGCCCCGCCACCGCCCAGCCCAGCCCGCCGGCGGGCAGGCTTTCGAGCAGACCGCGCGCGGCGGTGGAGACATCGCGCGCCTGGTCCAATGCCGCCGCCACGCCGGTCAGGCCCAGCGCGCCCAGCCCGCTGACCCCGGCAACCGAGCGCGTCACCGGCGCCGGCGCCGGCGCCGGCTCGGCCCCACGGCTGGCCGGATGGAGGTCGTCGGCCAGGAAGAGCGCCGCCTCGGCCGCCCGGCGCTTGACCAGACCGGGCATCACCTTGCCGCTGCCGCGCGTCCATTTGCTGAACTCGGCCGCGGCACCGCCGGCGTCACCAAGGTTCAGCTTCCGCAGCATGGTGCTGGGCTGGCCGTTCTTCAGCATGACGAACCCGTCCTTGCCGGCATCCTTGCCCTTCGCCTTCCGGCCGGCGCCGACGTTCAAGACGAACAGGGTCAGGGCGGCGCGCTGGTTGTCAGTCAGGTCGACGGTGACGGCGCGGTCGACCACCGCCGCGGCGGCCGCCAGATCGGCCTGCAGCAGCTGCTCGGCCCGATCCGCGGCGATGGTCAGGCCAGTGTGGACGTCGGGCCCGGTGTGGCCATAGCCGATCGTCCAGGGGTCGCCGCCGCTGGCGGGATCCGGATAGGCGGTGAGGCGCAGGCCCTCGGCCTGCTTGGCCAGCTCGACGGCGGCTTGGGGGAGCGCACGCATGGGATGGTCCTTCCATGAAAAAGGCCGCCGGGCGGGCTGCCGGGCGGCGGTGTGTCGGGGGTGGTCAGACGAGAAGGACGGCGGCGATTGCCACGCCGAAGCCTGCGCCTGTCAGCAGCTCTCCCCACTCGGTGGCGCGGGTCAGCCTCCAGCCCAGCAGCGGCATCCCGGTGCCGATCAGGTAGCCGGCCGGCATCGCCACGCCGCCGATCGGCAGCCACAGCGCCGCCGGGTGGGTGGCCATCAGCGGCAGCGAAATCAGCCAGAGCCGCACGATGCCGGCGGTCAGCAGATAGCCCAGGCGCTCGGGGCGCGTGATCCCGAACAGGGTGTCGTCTTCCGGCCAAACCGTGGTCGATTGCGGGCTGAAGGACCACGGCACCCGCAGGTTCTGCCCGGCGCCATGGGGAATTCCAGCCATGCCGATGAAGGCGGCCGCACCGCAGGCTGTGGCGATCATGGCGGCGTGGGCATCGAGCGCCAGACCGGCCAGCAGCAGGTAAACGGTGCCGACGACGGGCAACGCCCAGAAAAGAATGCGGGCACCGGTTGTGCCGAGCCAACTGTGGCTCTGGCCGCGTTCGCGATGGGCGATGGCCAGGACCAGTGCGGACAGGACCGCCGAAAGGAAGGGAGACATTGGACCTCCGGGCATGAAAAAGGCCGCTCAAAGCGGCCGGGTCACTGGATTGGAGTGTTGTCGCGCCGGTCAGGCCGGCGGTACCGGCCAGTCGATCGCCGCGGGGAAGCCCGGCTGAGCCGTGATGTCGCGCAGGGCCTGGCGGTAGACGGCCCAGGCGGCGGTGTCGCCGGGAGCGTCGGGGAGCTGGGTGAAGTCGCAACGCTTCAGCAGGATGTCGCGCCGACGGCGCGCGGCGGCGATCAGATCCTCGTCGGTCGGCAGGACCGGCTCGACGGCCGGAATGACCTCCACCGCCCAGGCCTCGCCGGTCCAGCGCGGCCGCAGGCCCTCGGCCACCGCCGGCGGCGCGATCTCGACACAGCCGGCCGGGATAAGGAAGACGCCCGGCTCGAGCGGGGACTCGTCAGCGACGGTGGTGCCCAGCAGCAGCCCGCCGGCGTCCAGCTGGTAGACGATCTTTTCCATGATGCCCCTCAGTATTTGATGCAGGCCAGCAGGGCCACGTTGCGCGGCCGGGTCTCGGGACCGCCGGTCGAGCCGATCCAGCCGTCCTCCCAGCCGCCGATGTCCGAACTGTTGCTCTCGTCGTTGTTCCCGGCGGCGCTGTCGACGCCCGACTTGAAGGAGTGGCTGTGGCTGCGGAACTGGTCGTCCTGCCAGCTGCCGAAGCTGCGGCCGCCGTCGACGCCGCGGCCGTCGTCCCAGCCGCGGATGAATTCGCCCCGCAGATCGGGCAGTCGGAAGGTCGTGGAGCCGTCGCCGGCCCCCCAGGTCGTGCCGATCACGCTGAACAGGGCGGCATAGGTGGAGCGGCTGACGGTGGCGCCATTGGCCTTCAGCCAGCCGGTGGGGGCGTTGCTGGTGGCGTAAAAGGCAATCGCCCCCGCCGCCAAGGCCGGCGTCGCCGACGCTGCCGCGATCATGGCGTTGATCGCCTGCAGCACCTGCGCCCGGTTGTTCGGCGTCAGCGACAGGCCGGCGGCCGTTACGATGGCGACCAGCTCCTCCTGGATCGTGTTGAGCCAGTCGGCGGTGATGATCGTGGCGGCGACGCCGGAGGCCGGATCGCCGCCGGTGAAAAAGCCGGTCGCGCCGGTGGTGGCGGCGGCCGGCAATGCAGCCGCCACCGTGGTCCCGCGGATACGGTCCATGGGGATCTCCAGGGTTCAGAAATGGGTGGGTCAGTGCGCTTCGAGCGCGGCGACGCGGGCTTTCAGCTGGTCGAGAGCCTCCCCGAGGCCCCACAACGCCCCGACGATGCCGCCGCCAATCCCAGTGCCGCCGTCGCCGGTCCATGCCGGCATCACCGGAGCTGAGAAACCGGATCCGGCGTCATCCAGGATGGTCAGGCTGACGGGGTCGAGCGTGATCCCCGTACCGCCATCTGAAAACAGGAAGGCCTTGTCGATCTTGCCTGCCAGCTTGGCGTCGGTCTGCGCCTTGGTGTAGGCATCGGCGATGCCGGTCGGAATGTCGGCGATGGTGGCGACACGCGATCCGTTCAGCTTGAAGGTGCCACCGACCGTAAACGCCACGTCGCCGGCGATGGTCGCCTGCAGCTGGCCGTGCCGCGCCGTCCCGGTCCCACGGCCAACCGTGACGATAAGGTCCGCACCCTGCTTGTTGGTACCGACACTGTCGGGCGTGCCGATGGTGACGCTGCCGGCAGTGCCGTTGCTCGGCTCGCCACCGAGCAACGAGACAGACCCGCCGACTGCTCCAGGGCCGCCCTTGACCTGTGCAGCCCCGCCTGTGGTCGCACCCTGGCCCCCCTCCAGGTACGCCGGTCCCCCGGCGGCGCCGGTCGAATCCCCCGCTTTCACACCGGCAACGCCGCCGGTGCCGCTGCCATCGGCCTTGCCGCCAACCAGATAGACGCCACCAGCGTTCTTGTTGGAATCGACAGTCGAATGCCCGCCATAGAGATGGACATTCCCTCCCTGCCCCGGATTGACGGCATTGTCGTCACCGTGGACACCATGCAGGCGAAGGTGGCCCTTGCTTGCATAGACGGTGGCGACGTAGGGCTGTGGCGCATCCGCGCCCGACGCGTTCTTGGTCGGCTGCACCGACGCCGGCGTTCCGACCTTCATCACGTCGACGCCGTCGATCCTGCCGACGACGACACCGGCGTCGGCGCCGGTGTCCGTCACCCGCAGGGAGCTGTCGCCAGCAGCGATGGTGGCCGATCCCACCGCCACCTTGGCATCGGTCTCGGCCTTGGTGTAGACGTCGCCGGCCTTCAACAGGGGCGTGCCATTCACAGCCGGTGGGAATTTGAAGTCAGCGATGCCCGTGGCATTGTCGACAATCAGGATCGCCCTCGCGCCCCCGGCGGCGTAAATGCCGAGCTTGCCACCCAGCACGACATTGAGCGACCGCGCGCCTGCCAGGTCGGTTTTGGCCGATCCGTTGGTGATAATGAAGTTTTCAAGGCTGCTGACGTCGTTGCCGATTGCGATTGCGCTCCCCCCGGAGGCGTCGGTGTTGAGAACGATAAGCCCCTTGGCCAGGATTCCGCCGGTCGGATCGCGCTGGACAATGGTGTTGGGGCTGATGCCAGCGTCGGCGTTGATGGCAGCCCGGACGAAAGCGGTGGTGGCGATCTGCGTCGAGCTGGTGCCTGCCGCCGCCGTCGGCGCTGCCGGCGTGCCGGTGAAGACCGGCGACGCCAGCGGTGCGGCGCCCAGGGTCGTCCGGGCCGTCGCGGCATCCGGATCGTCCAGCAGCGTGCGGGCGAAGGCCGTTAGGTCGGCCGTTGCGAAGCTGTCGGAACCGGTCGCATAGAGCAGCTTGTCCGCCACCAGCAGGATCGCGGCCAGGGCAGCCAGACGGGCGGACGCAGCCTGCTTTCCCGTCTGGAGCGCTTCGATTTCGGATTTTGCCGCGGCGAAATTGTTTCGCACGTCGGCAGTCGAAGCGGCTCCCGCGGGCGGCTTCGTCGGGTCGATGGCACTCACCATGTGATCAACTCCAGAGTGGTTCAGGTATCCCAGGCGGTCGTTCCGCCATCCCAGGTCGTGGCCCCCGCATCCCAGAGGGTCGCGTAATTGAAGGTCACGGTGGTGTGGGCCGCCGCGATCCGGCGCAGGAAGATCTCCAGGCTGACATCGCCCCACTCGACCAGCGCTTCTCCGACGGCGGTCCGGCCGGCGCGGGCATAGGTCGTGCGCTGCCCGGCGCTGTTGACCTGCCAGTGGAACGCCCAGGCCTCGCCCTGTGCCGGGTCGCCGGCCCGCGTGAAGCCGGCCCGCGCCGGGGCGAACTGCGTGATCCCGATCGAAATGCCCATCGCCGCGGCATAGGCGGTGATGACCGGCACCGATTGGCCGCCGATGCCGATCAGCTGGGCGAGGACGGCGCCATGGCGCTGCTGCATCGTCGCTTCGGCTTCCAGGCCGAGGGTGGCTTCCCACTCCGGCAGCAGACCCAGGGCGGTGGTGGGGAAGGCGTTGACCAGGAGCGCCCCGGCGTCCTCCGCCGACCGCTCGTAGACCGGGGCCAGCCCATCGAGGACCGCGGCCTGGGCGGTGCCCTCCTCGCGTGGCCAGATCCGGCCGGTGGGCAGCAGGGCCTGCATCGCCTGCCGGAAGGCGGAGGCGGTAAAGATCGGCGCCGGCATGGCATCAGCTCCAGGTGATGGTTCCGACGGTGAAGAGCCGGCCCGGCTGCGCCACCAGATCGGCGGTCGGGCTGACGATCCGGAAGGCATCGACGCCGGAGACCGCCTCCACCGCTTCCCACAGCCGGTTGAGCGGGATCGTGCCGCCCGGCGCTGCGTCGATGGCGAACTGGTCGACCAGCGCGGCCGACACCGCCGCCCTCGATGCCGCCGGGATGCCGCTGATGGTGATCGGCACCGGCGTGTTGACCGGCGCCACGACATAGACCAGGGCGGTGACCGGCTGGAGGCTCCACAGCGCGTTGGCCACCGTCAGCTGGTCGCCCGTGGCCCGCACCGCCCGGATGTCCGCCGCCGCCACCCCGTCCGTGCCCTGGGGGAAACCGCCATGGGCGGCCTGTGCATCGTCCAGCATGACATACACCACCACCGTTCCGGGCCCGGCCCCGGATCGCGAGACCCAGGCCCGGGTGACGCCGGGGACGGCGAGTGCCCAGCCGACGAAATCGTCGGCATCGCCGCCCTGGGCGGTGATCCGGTAGGCCGCCAGCATGCGGGCGCGGAGATCGTCGTCGGCCTCCAGGTCCGCGCCGCCGATGACGGCGGCAGCGGCCGCGCCGGTGGACTGCACGCCGGCGACCGCCCGGCCCAGCACCATCACGGCGCCGGCATCGGCATTGCCCGTGGCGCCGGCCTCGTCGGCCAGGATCGGCACTGCCACCGTGCCGCCGCCGCCGACGGCCGCGGCTGTCGACACGGTGTAGGCGGTGCCATCGGCGCGGATCACCGGCGTTCCGGCCGGCACCACCGTTCCTGGGGTTCCGGTCAGGGTGACGATGCCGGTGGCCGCGGTCGCCGGCTTGCGGAAGACGCCTTTCAGCGCCGCCCACCCCTCCAAAAACTCGTCGGTGCAGGTGAAGGGCACCGCCTGCCGGGCGATCCAGTCGAGATAGCCATAGTGCAGATGCGCCATGGCCGCCTGGATGTCGGACAGCACGCGCAGCACCGCCCGGCGCAGCAGGCCGGTTTCGGCACCGGTGGAGGCGGCGACATCCTGCGCAGTCTGCGCCCGCAGTTCGGACAGCGTCGGTCGGGAAAACGGCATTCAAGCCCCCCATGCCCAGGAATAGGAAAGGGCGACGGTGCGGCCGTCGCTCCGGAAGGCGGTGATGCGGGCGCCCAGCGTCGAGCGGCGCAGCCAGGCGGCCTCGATGTCGAAGCGGGCCACGACGCCGTCATCCACCAGCCATTGCAGGGCCTCCGCGATGTAGTCGCGGGCGCGGTGCAGCGTCTCGGTGGTCTGCTTGGCCCGCTCCAGCAGCCAGAGGCGCGAGCCCAGCTCCCGGTCGCCCCACCAGCCACGCCGGTCGGCGGTGCCGTCGGGGATGACGTCGTCTTTCAGCGCCGGCCGGTCGGTGAAGAGCGACAGCAGGATGGCGGTGGCCAAGTCGTCGCCGGTGTCGAGGTCGCCGCCGGGCGCAAAGGTCCAATCGCCGCGGCCATCGGCCGGCGACCAGGTGATGGTGATGTCCGCCATGGCTATTCCAGCTGGTTCGGGACGTTGGTCGAGCCGCTTCCCGTCTGCACACCGCTGTGGGTGTGGCCGTTGTAGACGTCGCGCATGCCCTTCATCGTGCGGGTCTGGGTGTCGCAGTGGTCGATGATGTCGCCGGTGACCAGAAGATCGGCCTCGATCCGGACCTTCGGCGTGCCGGTGATGGTGACGGGCTTGCCGGCGCCGCGGATCGTGATGCCGGCGCGGGTGATATGGATGATCTGCCCCTGGTCGTCGTGGAGCGCCACCTCGCCGCCCTTCAGCCCCTTCGGCCGGGCGGCCTGGTTGCCAGTGGCCACCGCGACGCCGGCGGAGCGGTCGCCGCCGACAAAGATCACCACGACGTCGGTGCCGACCGGCGGCACCGAGGTCAGCCCGTATTCGGCCAGACGCGGGGTGGTGTCGCGCACCTCGTCCTGGCCGAGGCGGACCTGGAGCATCTGCACGTTGCCGGCGTCGTTGACGGTGGTGACCCGGCCCCGGCCGATGGTCATCAGCAGCCGCGTGTAGAGCCGTTCCGCCATACCCATCATGTCCATCATCGCACCATGTCGTTGAGGGTCGGCATCAGCACCACCGGAGCGACGGCGAAGGCGTCGGGCGGCATCAGCACCAGGTCGGCCGCCGTGCCGGTGCGGTCGCGACGGTAGGTCACCTCGGCAACGATCCACTGCACGTCCGGGATCTTCAGGCTGGGCAGCTGGATGCGGACCAGCCGGTTCGGCGTCCACAGCATCCCCTCGCCGTCGCGCCAGCTGTCGGCGGTCAGCTGGACGCAATAGGACCGGCCGGCCCGGCGTGCCGCTTCCCACAGGCCGCGCCGCTGCGCCAGCCCGGCCGCCACCACGCCGGTTTCGGCGATGATGGTGCGCCGGCGATGGCGCGGCACCTCCTTGTCGTTCACCGTGACCAGGACGTCACCGGCAGTGCCGGTCTCGCCGACCGGGTTCATGTTGAGCATCCGGACCACGTACTCCGAAAACCGGAGGTCCATGCCGAACATGGCGGTGGCGCGCTCGACGTTCTTCCCTTGCGCGAAGCCGGATCCGTGCTTCCCGGTGCCAACCCGGGCCAGGATCAGGTTGCCGTCGGGGGCGTCATAAGCCAGCAGGGCATTGGCCCGGGTGATGCGTTCGATGACGCTGTACGGCGTCTCGCCCCACAGGAGGTTGATCTGCGGGATAGGCGGCCCGACATCGTCCAGCGCGCTGACGGTGATGCCGTAGGGCGCCGCCAGCTTCTGCGATATCGACAGCACCGAGGCGGAGCTGATCTGGTTGCTGTCCCACTCGGCCGAACAGTCGACCAGGTCCTGGCACTTGCTGCGGCCGGTGACGCGCAGGGTGTGGCGCTGCCCGTCGATGGACGGCATGAAGCGGTCGACATAGCCGGTCACCACCAGATCGTCGCCGATCCGCACCTGGCAGGCATCGCCGGGCTTGACCACGACGGCCTCCGCCTCGCCCGGGAAGCGCTCGGTGAACTCGATGTCGAAGTCGCTGGGCATGCGCTCGATGCCGCGGGTGACGCGCATGCCTTGCCAGCCCGACAGCTTGCGCGTGCCGGTGATCAGCGTCAGATCGTCCATGGACGGTTACTCCGCGAGCGCCCGGAAGGCGGTGGGCATGAAAGCGGGGTGGATCGGGTCCGCCTCCCGCACTAGCTCGTCCGCACGGGCCGGGTCCTGGTAGAGCCGCTGCGCCAGCACCAGGGCCGGCTGCGGGGTGGCGGTGATGACCGACACCAGCCGGGCCAGGTCGGCGGCGCGTTCCGTCAGATCGGCGACCAGCGCGGCGCGCAGCTGGCGCAAGGCCAGATAGGTGGCGTCCTCTCCGCCATCGCCGGCGCGGACGATCTCCGCGTCGATGACGTCGCGCAGGCGGTCGCGCACCTCCACCGCCTCGTTGTAGGAGGCGGGTTCCCAGCCGGCGGCGGCACGCGCCAGCTCGGCAATCGCGGCGCGGCGGTAGAGCGCCGCCACGGGGACGCCGGCGCCGGCGGTGACGCTGCTGTCGGTTGCCAGGGGGAGCAGCAGGCGGATGCGGTCGGCCGGGGTCGCGGCGGCCGCGGCGGCGGCCGAGACATGGGCGGCGATGGCGGTGGCGGTGTTCCCGGCCGTGTCGCCGCCGGTGACCGCCGCTGCCCTGGTGACGGTGGCCGCCGACCGCGAGACACCGCCGCGCGCCGTTGCGGTGGTTTTCTTCAGCGCCGGCAGGGTGGTGCCGCTCCGGGTGCCGCTGGCGCGGAAGAAGCGGCCGAACTCGCCCGGCAGATCGCGGATGGCGTTGTAGAGGTTGGTCGCGTCGTTGATGTAGCGCTCGACCGTCCGCACGTAATAGGAAACGGTGCCGACGATCTGGCGCAGCACCGCCCCGCCCTCGCGCAGCAGCGTCCCCACCGTCGAAACGAAGTCGGCCACGGCAGCCAGCCCCAGCGCGTCGGCGATGCCGGAAATCTCCGCGGCGCGATCGGCCACGCTGCCCGGGTAGAGCAGCCGGCCGGCCTCCACGAACTGGAAGGCGATCTCGCACACCCGGCCGAGGTCCCGCCGTTCGGCGATGCGGAAACGCAGCAGGGCCACCGATTTCCGGCCGAGAGTCGGGTGGACCAGTTCCCCCTCCCCCTCACCTTCGCAGGCACGCTGCAGCTGGTCGCGCTGGGTGAGGACGGAGCCGCCGCCATAGACGGCGGAATCCTCCACCAGGAAGCCGATCAGGCTGATGCGCCGCGGCGCCCGCCCCAGATCCTCCACCCACACGCTGTCCCGATAGGGGTATTCATGGACGGCGACCCGGCGGCCGAACTGGCTGTCGGAGGACAGCACGCCGAAGGGCACGCCCCGGAAGGAGGCGCGCTGCAGCTGGCTGTACCAGGGGCCGGGCGCCGACCCGAAGCCGGCCAGGTCGGTGCCCAGCCGCTCGGCCGCCGAAGCCACCTTCGAGACGCCGGCGGCGAGGTTCCTATAGGCGCTGGTGGCGGACATCAGGGCCTCGCAAAGCTGGGCATTGCATATTCGATGCGGGTGGGCACGAAGTTGCCGGAGGGTGTCTGCGCGGTGGCGGCGGTGCCCTCCGGCACGTTGCCGCCCAGGGTGACAGTGACGTTCACCTTTTGCTCGCCGCCGGCCGGCGCCTGCGACTGCAGGCGTTCCATCGCCGCGATGGAGGCGATGTATTTCTTGGTCTCCGACGGCAGGGGCCTGCCGTCGGCGATGTTGTCCTTCACCCGCTCGGGACCGGCGTTGTAGGCGGCGGCCGCCGTGGTTTCGTTGCCGAACCGCTTCAGCTGTTCCGACAGGTAGGCGACGCCCGCCTCGATGTTGGCGTCCGGATCGGTGATGCCGCCCTTGATGCCGTAGCGCCGGGCCATGTCGGCAAAGGTGCCGGGCATGACCTGCATCGGCCCGATGGCGCCGGCCGAACTGGTCAGCGGCAGGCCATCCTTGCCGAACTGCCTGCCGCCCGATTCCTGCTGCATGATGCGCCGCACGAAATTGGGGTCGATGCCGTATTTAGCCGACAGCGCGTTCACCTGCGGATCCCAGCGCCGGACGCGGTAGCTGACGCCTGCGGACGAGACTGCCCCGTTTGAGGAGGGCGGGACGGCGGTCGGAGCAGATCCGACGCCGCTCCCGTCACTCCCACCGGCCCAGTGCTTACCCAGGCCGGACAGCCAGGAATCAAAATCCGCTCGTCCAGCGGGTGACTGCTGCTGGGACGCTGGCGGCTGGGCGCCCCATGGGTTGAGCGTACCGTTCGCCTTCATCCTCTTCAGGATTTCGTCCTCGCCCTCGTTCGCCGTGGATGGCGTGAGAACGGTTACCGCTCCGACCAATGCGGCGATGACCGGATGAGCGGCCAAAGCCGTCGCGCCAGTCAGAACACCCCCCATGGCGGCGGCAAGGCTGGAGAACCCGGCCGTCAGGATGGCGACGCCCTTCCCGGCTGCGGCAAGGCCAACCACTGCCGCCCCGGTCAAAGCGATATCCGCCGCAAGCTCCTTGTTTTGCGAAATCCATTCCGTTGTGCTGTCGATCAGCGCGCCGAACCGACTGTTGAGCTTCGATTCCAAGGTGGTTCCGACGCCGGATGCCGCCGCTTCCAGCTTGTTGAGCGAGATGCCCAGATCTTCGGACCGCTTCTGCGTGTCCTCACTGACGTTCGCCAGCCGCTCGACCTCCTTGATGTAGGCGCTCCAGCCGGCCCGCCCTTTGCGGAGCATCGGCAGCAGGGCCTGCACCCCGAACATGCCGGCGATCCTGGCCTGGGTCTGCGGATTGGTCTGCTTGGCGATGGCGTCCGCCAGATCGCCCAGCGCCGCCTCGGCGTCGACCGCACCGGAGGCGGTGCGGCGCGTGGCGATGCCCAGGCTGTTGAGCATCGCCGCCGCCTCGTTGTTGCGACCGAAGGCGGCGTCCTGCAACGTGGTCGCCAGGGCGCCCAGGCTGCCGGTCATCTCGTCGGCGCCGACACCGGCCAGCTCGGCAGCACCGCGCAGGGTGCGCAGCCGGCCGGCGGCGATACCGATGCCGCGGGCGGCGTTGCCGGTGGCCACGCCGACGGCGCCCCAGTGCGCCACCAGCGCGCCGGCGCCGGCGATGGAGCCGGCGCCGAACACCAGCCCCAGCGAGTTGTTGAGCACGCCGACGCTGCGGGCGGCGTCCACCACCGGCCGGGCCAGACCGACCGCCCCTTTCTGCAGCCGGTCCAGCACCGAGGTATCGCCAACCCGCTCCATGGCGGAGCCGATTCGGCTCAACGACGGCGGCACCCGCGACAAAGCGGAGTTGACGCCGTTGACCACGCTGGAGGCGCGGTCGCGGGCCGTCAGGACGATCTGGAAGGTGTTGGCCATGTCAGTCCCGCTCGATCATGCGATTGGCCTGGTCAACCCACCAGGACAACTCGGTCCAGGTGAGAGACCAAGCGTCCCGTGGCCCCCAGCTGTAGAATTTGGTGGCCTCGGCAACGGCGTTCCGCCAATTGCCGGGCCAGCTCACATAAAACCCGCGAGGTAATCGACCGCCTGCTTGGCGTCGCGATAGCCGATCTTCTCGACGGCGGGCTTGGGAACGCCCGACACCAAGGAAACCAGGATGATGTCCGCCACCATGCCGCCACCGGCCTTCTGCGCGGCCGCCACCTCGCCGCAGGTCGGCTCCCGCAACCGCAGTTCGGGGTAAACCTTGCCGGTCAACTCCACCGGCTTGCGCAGTTCGATCACCAGCTCGTCCGGCTGGGTTTGGGTCTCGTTGTCCATCGCTTACGCCTCCTCGACCTGGGCGGACTCGAACTTGACGTCGAAGGTGCCCTCCGCCGCCTTCACCTCCTGGGCGTCCGTGGTCCAGGCGTTGCGGGCGGTGACCACCTTGCCGTTGGCCAGCTCCACCGTGACCGTGACGTTGGTCATGTCGTTGAAGGCGGCGACCGACAGGGAGCCGGCATCGCGGAAGGTGCCGCTGATGAAGCCGGCCTTCGGCTTTTCCGAATAGCCGTGGACGCCGTCCATACCGGTCAGCGTGTCTCGCGAGACGGTGGACGGCGAATAGGTGAGGTCGGCGGCCAGCATGTAGGTCGTGCCGTCGACCGTGATGTAAGCGGTGCCGGCAAGGCGCCGCGAGGTGTCGGCCATAAAGCGTCTCCTTTACGAGAGGCGGAACTGCGCCAGCAAGGCGAAGATCCGGAGCTGGTTGATCAGGATGCCCGGCCACAGGACATCGATGCGGTTGGGGTTGGTGCGGTTCTTCTCGACCACCAGGCCGGCCTTGAAGGCGTCGCCGTTCTGGACGTGGCCGTCGTATTCCAGCTCCCGGTATCGGGCGATCAGGTCGGCCTTGATGACGGCCGGCGTCACCACATTGGCGCCGGGACCGAAGCGGGTGCCATCGGCGGCCAGCTTCTTGCGGGCATACTTGCTGGTGATCACCGACTTCAGATCCCGCAGGACGAAGGCCAGCAGGAACAGCGTCTCGATCTCCAGATAGCTGTCGTCGGCCGCGCCGAAGCCGTTGCGCTGATAGGTCGTGATGACGTTTTCCAGCCTGCAGGTGCCGTCGGCGCCGACGTTGAAGGTGCTGATGCCGTCCCACAGCAGGATGTTGCGGCTGGACAGGTCGAAGCGCGAGGCGATCGGCGGCGCCAGCATGGTGGAGAGCGCCAGCGTCTGGAGCGGCGTGCCGGGGTCGGCGCGGAGGCTCACGGCCGCGGTGCCGGCGAAGTCGGCCGCCACGATCCAGGCCGGGGTCGGGCTGTCGTAGAAGCCCAGGATCGACACATGCTGGTCGTTGCGCGAGACGCCGAAGGTGGTCAGCGCCCCGACGGTGCCGCGATAGGCGGCGAAGCCATGGCCGTAGATCTGCTGCGCCCAGCTCCACCGGCCCGTGCTGTCGTTCAGCAGCGCCTTCAGCGCATCGAGCGAGGTCGCATCGGTGTAGGGGAAGACGATGAAGTCATAGGGCTGGTCGGCCAGGGCGGCGAAGGCGGTCGGCAGGGTCGGCGGGGTGGTGCCGCCGGCCATGGCGACGATGGCCACGGTCAGGCCGGCCGGCGTCGCTTCCCCGGCGGTGGCGCCACGGTAATTGACCCGCAGGTCCACCTCGTTGCCGCCCGGACCCTTGTTCTTCGCCGTCAAGGTGACCACGCCGGCGGCCGCCGCGGCCGTCACCGGCAGGGACGGCATCGCGGTGATGGTGGCGGCGAGCGCGGTGGCGATGGCGGCGACCGCCTGGCCGGACACCACCGGCTGCGCCACCAGCACGCCGCCGACGTAGAGCGCCAGCGTGCCGTTGGCCGTCGGGCTGCCGGTCAGGGTGATGGTGCCGGTCGCGGCCGTGGCGCCGGCGGCATCGGCCAGCGGCAACAGCCACACCTCGCCGAAGCTGTCGGAGGCGCGGTAGGCCTCGTACATCAGCGCCAGCTGCGAGCCGAGCCCGGCCAGCGACTGCGCTTCGCCCAGGCTGGGGCAGATGACCGGAGCGCCCGCGGTGGCGGTGCCGGAGCCGGTGATCTGGCCGACGATCAACGTCCGCATGGTCTGCGACGAGCTGTTGGCCCGGCTGTTGTCCACCTCGGCATAGAAGAGGGGCACCCGCAAGTTCTGCGGGATCTGCTTGAAGGCGACCATAGGTTAAGCCTCCTCGGCAACGGGCGGCGGAGCCGCGGTCTGGTCGGCCGGCACGACGTCACCGAAGACGTTCAGCAGGCGGGTCCAGTACGGGGTTTCGGGAACGTCCCGCCCGGCGTCGGGCAGAAAGTCGCGGAGGTCCGGGTCGCGGATCTGCAACCCGGGCTTGGGCTTCACGAACACGGGCGTGAACTCCTATGGAAAGTCGATGGACAGCCGGCCCTCGTCGCGCCCATCCGGACCGGAGGTGCGTGGCGCCGGCGGGACGGCATCGGGGAACGGCGGATCGGGATAGGTGCCGGTGGCGTCGAAGGGGCCGATGGTGTCGACATGGACGTCGACGCCCTGCAGCTCGTCCGTCACGGCCATCTCGAAGTCTTCGGGGTAGCGGAAGGCGAACTGCATGCGCAGCTCGCCGACATGCTTCTTGGTATCGGCCGTGACGCTGGTCTCGGTGCGGATCGCCGCCACCTGCTCGATGCTGGTGATGATCGCCCAGTCGGTCAGCACCGCCACCTTGATCTGGCGGCGCAGAGTGGAGAGATCCGCCTTGGCTGGCCGGGATACCAGTTGGCCTGCTTCAGCACCGGGTCCTTGGTGAAGGCCTGCCAGCTCTTGGTGGTGAAGACGACGTCGGTGACCACAGCACCCGACTTCTTCAGGACCAGGGTGGCCCAATTGTCCAGGTCGGTGGTCGGCGATGCCGTTTCGGCCGCGATGTTGACCGGCGTCCAGCGGGCGCCGCCCGACAGGGCGATGGTCAGGGCCGGATCGCGCTGGAAATCGATCAGCGTGGTGGGGAAGCCGTCGCCCTTGATGGTGACGGTGCCGGTGCACAGCGCCGACGATGCCATCCATTCCAGCCGGCGGTTCAGGATGTCGATCTGGTCGGCCATCTCCAGCTGGAGATTGATCATCTCGCGCTCGCCGGCGCTCATTTCTCCGCCGACGCGCTCGCCGATCTGGCGCCGGACCGGCTTGCGCAGGTCGGGGGCGCGCTTGTCCTTGATGTAGGCCGGCTTGAACTCGTTGGTCTGCATCCGGCGGCTTTCGACCAGCTTGCCGGCGACCAGCGGCGAGACGAACGGCGCCATGCGGCGGAGGCCGACATCGACGTCGATGGCCACCGTTTCCTTGTCGGACTCCACGATGTTCGGGAAGAAGCTGTCCAACAGCCAGTTCTGCGAGAGCTTCAGGTTCGGGACCACCCCGACCAGCGCGGCGGTGCTGTAGATGTCCATGGAAATGCCTCCGATCAGGACGGGTCGGCGGCCGAAACCGCCGTCTTGAGGAAGATGCCGGCGTCGCGCAGCACATCCTTGATGCTGGCGACCGTGTGGCCGGCACCCAGGATCAGCCTGGCGGCGTTGAACTCGCCGGTGAGGTAGACGCCGGCCGGCTTGTCGCCGCCGCCGGCGTCGACGGCGTCGGCCAGGATGACGGACGGCACCTGGCTGCCGTCGTTGGCGGCCGCGGTGCTGAGGGTGAACTTGCCGCCGGCGGTGATCCTGCCGAGCACGGCGCCGCGGGCCAGCACCTGGCCGGCGGCGACGGTGACGGTGTCGGTCACCAGCTGGAAGCGGCCGGCGATCAGCTGGTCCGGCACGAACTCGCTGGTGGCCATGCCCGGCTGGAAGGGCGAGCTGGAGAAGGTTGCCATGGGGGCGCTCCTTACTTCTTGGCCGCGCCGCCCGTGGCGCGGTCATAGGCGGCGGTCATGCGGGCGACGGTTTCGGCGGCGCTGCCCTTCTCCGGGCCGGCGCCGCCGTCGGGACCGACGGCCGGGCTGGGCACATTGGCCATGCGCTCGCCCAGGCCGCGCTTGCCCTGGGGCTGGCCGGTGACGGCGACGCCGGCCATCACGGTAATGGCCTGCTGCGCGCTCAGGTCGGTGGTGAAAGCCAGATTGGCGGCGACGTGCGGCATGCCGGCGGCGTGCGGGCTGGCGAAGATGGCGGTGCAGCGCTTGCGCTCGGCAGCACGGCCGGCGGCGTAGGTCTTTCCCTTCGCCTTGGCCTTCTTGGCCTCCTCCTTTTCCGTGTCGGCATCGGCGTCGTCATCGTCCAAGTCCTCAGCCTTGGCGTCGTCGTCGCCCTCCTCGGCCTTTTCCTCGTCCTCGTCGTCTTCAGCCGTTTCCTCGTCCTTTTCCTCGTTCTCGGCCCGCTTGGACTTTTCCTCCTTGCGGTTCTCGTCCTCAGCGCGCTTGCCCGAGGGGCGAAGCCCCAGCAGATGGGCAAACGCCCCCTTCGCGCCCGCAAAAGGCGAGTGCTTCATGATCGGTCTCCGGTGTGTGACTTGGGTTCAGCCCAACTCTTCGAGCAGGGCCAGGAAGGCGGCGTCAGGCGCCATCACCGCATCCGCAAGGCCCAGGGCGACACCCTGCTGCCCGAGGAAGGTCGCGGCTTGGGTATCCCGGACCTTGGCGGCCGGGAGTCCTCTGTTGCGGGCGACTGTCTCAACGAACAGGTCGCCCATCATGTCCACGTCGGCCTGGAAACGCATCCGAGCCTCTTTTGACAGTGGGATCTCGGGATGCCCGTCGGCCTTGCACGCACCATAGGTGATGAAGGTCACCTTGATGCCGAACTCGGCCAGAGCGGCCGACCAATCGACATGCATCCAGATCACACCGATGGAGCCGGTCCCACCGGTGCGGGGGACGTAGATGCGGCCTGGGTCGGCGGAGGATGCCAAGGCATACGCCGCCGAATAGGCATTTTCCGACAGAATGGCCGCAATCGGCTTGGCGCCGCGCGCCTCATAGATCGTGTCCGCCAGATCGAAGCAGCCGGCAACCTCACCGCCCGGCGAGTTGACGTCCAGCACGATGGCGCGGACCTCCGGATCGGCCACAGCTGCCAGGAAGCCCCGCCGGATCCAGTCATAGCCGGTTGCCCAGTAGCAACCCCAGCCGCCCTGGAACAGGACACCCCGGATTGGAATGATCGCCACCCCATCGATCAAGCCATACTGCCGCTCGCGCTCAGCTCCCCTCCCATAGCCAAAAGCCTGCGGTGCCGGTGCATCACCACGCAAAGCAGCCGCCAGCAGGTCGGCTTCCTGCTGCACCAGCGCCAGCGGACGGTTCGATAGCCGGCGAGCAATCTCGAAAATCTGGCTCATTGTGCATCCGGTTTCTTCGGCGGCGCCGCCGCCTGGTTGGCGGGGATGTTCATGGCCGCCCAGCTGGGCGGGTCCATGCCACGGTCCTTGAAGGCCTGGATTTCGCGGGCGCGCTGGTCGAGCACCTCCTCCCAATCCTGGCCGGTGTTCTCCGCGCACTCCTCCTCCAGAGTGGACAGCGCGGCGTCCATGCCCAGGACCGCCCCCTGTTTCTCGGCCACCGGGTCGATCCAGCCCCGGCCCGGCCCCATCCAGCGGCAGCGGGCATAGGCGCCGCGGGCGTCGATGAACTCCGGCACCACGCCCGACGGCATCGGCAGGCTGTCGACCTCCATCGCCTCCTCGAGCCACGATGCGTAGACCGGCGAGGCGAAGCCGGTGGCGAAGTCGGCACGCCGGCGGGTCAGCGTCTTCCACGCCTCCAGCAGCGCGGCGCGGGCGCTGGAATAGTTGACGTCCGACCAGTCGTTGGAGAGCTGCTGCGCGCTGATGCCGATGCCGGCGGCCGCGTTGCGCAGCACCGCCCCCTCGAAGGCGGCGAAGTTGCTGGTCGGCCGGGCGGCCGCCACCGTGTTGATGGACTCGCCGGGGAACAGGATGGGCATCCGCACCCCGCCCAGCATGGTGCGCCGTTCATTGTGGTAGTCGGCACGCGCATCCTGGTAGGCCCCGACACCGTCGCCGGTGCCGAGTGCATCCTGTACCACCGCCGGATCGTGCGGGCTGGTGATGTAGGCGCCGAAGATCGCGTTGACGATCGCCGCGTCCAGCTCGGTGCCGTCGTACTTGATCAGCATCTTCAGCCGCTGCAGCACCGGGGTCAGCACGCCGGCGCCGCCGCGGTGCTGTTCGCCGCGATCGGCATCGAAGTCGTGGACGATCAGCGGCCGGCCCCAGGCGGTTTCGCGCGGGATGCGGTCCCAGGTGACGCTGTCGCCGCCGGCATACCAGTCGTTCTGGTGGGCCTTGCGGATGTGGTAGGCGAGCGCCGCCCCATGCCGGTCGATCTCGACGCCGCCGCGCATGTGGCGCTGGTCGAACTGCATCTGCGGGTTGGACAGCCGGTCGGGATCGATCAGCTGCACCACGGTGCAGTATTTCGCCCGGCCCCGCCCCACCCGCTCCGGCATCCAGGGCAACGCGGCCAGGGCGTCGCCGTCGACCAGCTTGTGCCGGAAGGCGATCCGGAAGATCTGCGACATGGTGCGTTGCCGCTGGGCATCGCAGTAGCGGCCGGGATCGTCGGCCCACAGGCGCCAGCCCGCCTCCACCGCGCGTCCGAACTCGTCCGCCCAGCGTGCGTCGAATCCGCTGTTGCCGGTCATCAGGGCGAGCGCCCGGTAATCGGGCTTGGCGATCGGCCGGAAGCTGGCGCCGACGGCGTTGTCCAGGATGCGGGTGACGGCGCCCGATGCCCAGCCGTCGTTGCGCACCAGGTCGCGCACACGGCTGACGATGCGGTCGCGGTACGGGGTGAGGTCGCTGTCGGCCGAGCCGAGATAGGGCTGCCACGCCGCCAGATGCTGGCCCTGGGTGTCGGCCGCATCGTAGGGGGTGGAGCCGCCGCCGGCCAGCATCGAGGCGCGGCGGGGCGATGCCGGCAGCGGGGTGACGCCGTCCGGCCCGTAGAGGACGATTGCGTTCATGGTGCCCTACCGGAACAGGAAGCCGACGGCGCGGCGGGTGGAGCCGATGCCGAGCTGGCGCTGGATGGTCTGGATCAGCCCCGTCAGCTTGGTGGCGTCGGTCGGCGCATAGGTGATGGAGCGGGAGCCGTTGCCCTGGGTGTAGGCGACGGACACCGGCTTGCCACCGGTCTGAACGTCGATCAGCGCCTTCTGCGCGGTGACGAGTGCGGCACGCAGCTCGCCTTCCGTCATCCCGGCCAGGATGCCGCTGGTCATGTCGGTCATGGTGATTCCTTCAGGCGAGGCGGCTGGACAGGCTGCGCCGGGGCGGCGTCGGTTGCGGAGTGCCGGTGACGGCGGAAATGACGGTGGCCAGGGTCGAAATCACCGCGGCGGCCTCCGCCGCCTTCACCTCTTCCGACGACGTGACCATCGAGTTTTCATCCCACGGCGCCGCCCACGCGGGCGGCCTGTCCCAGTTGATGCGGTTGATGCCGTGGAGGTGGGCCACGACGTGGTTGCCGACCATGGTGTCCAGGGCCTCGTTGCGGACCGAGGCGCTGGTCTTCTCCCAGCGGCCGTTGGGTAGCCGGTGCTCGGCCACCAGCTGCTCGAACCACGGGTGCGGCGGCGCCTTGGCCCGCAGGGCGGCCGGGAAATGGATCGCCCAGGGGCCGTCCTCCGCCTTCTGCAGCTGACCGTTGAGGTCATCCTTGAAGCTGTTCGGGTTGAAGACGCCGACCGGCACGGTGCCGTTGGAGCCGAACTTCTTCCCGGCCTGGGCCGAGGTATCCGGATAGGTCACGCTCAACCGCGGCGCCATCAGGCCGGAAGCGCCTTTGGTCGGGATCACGTTGTAGACGTCCCGGCCGCCGATCTTGCCGTGAAGCTTGATCAGCTGACGCTTCCGCCAGCGGGTCCAGGCATCGTAGGCCTGCTGGCTGACGCCGGGCTGGCCACCGGAGTCGAAGCCGGCGGCGCGCAGGCCCATATGCCGGCCGGAGCCGTCGGCCAGCGGATAGGTCTTCAGCAGCACCTTCTCCACCAGCTGGTCCCAATCCTCCGGGCTGGTCGCCGGATCGCCGGCCACCCGGAAGCGGTCGATCACCCAGCTTTCGCCCTTCACCCCCCAACCGCGGAACAGCACGTCGAAATGCGCGATCTGGACATCCCAGAAGGCGGTGATGAAGCGCACCCCTTCGGGAACCGAGCCGAGGTGCAGCTGGACGGATGCCCGTTCCGCGATGTCGGTCCCCAGCAGCAGCCCGACCGTGCGGGGCGGGGAATAGGGAATGCCGAACTGCTTCACGATGACCTGGCGCAGCGTCTCGTCCTCGCCGGTCATCTCCATTTCCCGTTCGGCCTTCGCTTTGGCCCGGGCCAGGGCGCCGATGCCGCCCAGCACGAAGGGAGACATCGTGCCGGTGATCCAAAAGCCGGCGGTGGCGCGGCGCACCCGCTCGCCGGTGACGGTGCCGTCCTCCGCGATGGTCTGGCCGTCGCCGATCCAGCGGCCGGTGGCCAGCATGCCGCGGCGCTCGCCGTCCTCGATGCGGCACTGGTTCACCGGACACAGCAGCCGGGCATTGGCCTCCACCTCGTCCAGCGTGCCCTCCTCCGGATAGTCCAGCACCATCACGCGGGCGGCGATCGGCGCCGGCGACGAGAAGGCGCCGCAGTGCGGGCATCGCCAGTACCAGACCCGCCGGTCGCTGTCGGCGTACATGGCCATGATCCCCGCGGTCCAATCGCGGGCGGGGTTCATGCCCTTCGCCTTGTCGGGGTGGCTCACGGCCAGGATCATCGACTGCCGGCCAAAGGTCTGGCGCCGGACGTCGAAGAGTGCCTTGACGTCGCCCATCTCCCCATAGGCGTCGATCTCGTCGGCGACGATGCGCGGCGCCGACTTGTTGATCAGGTTGCGCTTCGTCGCCGGCAGGAACTCCGCCCGCATGGTGCGGAAATTCTTGAAGTGCAGGCTGTCGTCCACCGACCGGGTGCCGAGGCGGGATTCCATATCCTCATGCGCCTCGATCATCGGATTGATGCGCGACTTGACGTAGGCCTCCACCGCCTGGTCGGTCTGCATGTACCAGAGCAGGTTGGCCGGATCCGACGCGACGGCGTGCAGCAGCCAGTTCTCCGCGATCGTGGTCTTCGCCGACTGGCCCGGGCCGATGACGGCGACGGTCAGGTGATCCAGCGAGGTCAGGCACTCCATCGGCTCGACCACGTAGGGCACCTGGTCGTTGCGCCACTTGCCGACGTAGCCGCCGCCCTCGTTGGCCAGCACGCGTTTCATCTCCGCGAACTCGGCCACCGTCCGGCGCTCCGGAGGCAGCAGGGCGGCCAGGGCCTCCTCGGCCAGCAGCCACCCCGATGCAAATTCAGGTTCCTGCATCCCGCATCGCCTTCCGCAGATCGAGCACCATCTGGCTGCGCAGATCGTCAACGATCTCGCGCAGCACCGGCATCGCGTCCTCGTCCAGCCCCAGCCGCTTGATCATCAGGACCGGGATGCCGTCGATCCCCTTGGACAGGTGGGACAGCATGGTGGCCAGCACCGTGCGCATCTCCTCCGCCTCCACCAGCTCGGAGCGGCTGAGGCGGAGCTTGTCTTCGATCATCGCCGCCTGGGCGGCGTCCTTGCGCTGCTTGGCCGTGGCCTCGCCGGCATGCTGGGCCGACCCCTGTCGGCGCCGCGGCGCCGGCGGGTCCTCTTCGTCCTCCAGGTCGAACACCGGCGGCGGAGGTGGCGCCGGCCTGCGCGGTGCCGGCCGGGGTGGTGCCGACCGGGGCGGAGGAGGAGGCGCCGCCTCCGGATCCAGATAGGCCCGGACCGCCGCGAGGTCGAACTCCCACCCGCCGGCCTTTGTGCCGCGGGTGACCACCGGAAAGCCGGCGTCGGACTCCAGACGCCGGTCCAACTTCGGCCGGGTCCAGCCCAGCGCCTCGACCAGCTCCTTCTTGCCGACCGTCGGACCGGCCGTGTAACGCGGCGGTGTAACGCCGGCCTTGGCGGCCGTTACACGCTTCGTCGGTGACGCCATTGGTTTCGCTCCGCTTTTCCCTCCGTCCGGGAGCGTGTAACGGACCGTGTAACGCGTTTTTTTTGCTCAACGAGTGGCAGAGCCCGCGGTGCGCAATGCCCGCGTTTGCCGATCCCCCTAGGAAGGACCCATTGAGGGGGGGGTACCCCCCTCCGGCCCCTCGCCCCCCAGGGCGGCCGAGGATGGCGCCTGGACGGCCTCCAGCAGCTCCTCCATGTCCACCCCCCGCTCGACCGTGACAGGCATTGCCGGGTCGGCAGCGAAGGCCGCTTGGCAAAAGGCTGCCTGGTAGGGGGTGGGCTCCTCCACCCAGAGCCTCCCCCTCCGACACACCAGCTCCTCCTCCAACCGGATCGCCTTCGCCAAGGCAAGGGCGGCGTCGGTGTTGGCGCCCAGCGTGGCGGTCAGCGGAACCGGGCAGTTGATCCACTTCAGCGTCAGCACCAGCTGGGCGCGGACGTCGTCGGGCGCGGCCGTGGCCACCTCGCCCAACCGGATGATGCGGTCGATCAGTTCCAAGTCAGCCATCACCGCCTCGTTGCTGTGGCCAGGGCCTCGCCCATGGCCTTGTTGAACTCTGCCTGCAGGGAGGCCTGCACTACGTCCTTGGCCCGCTCCCGGTAGCCCAGGCGCTGCTGGACGGGCAGCGCGTCGCCGAACCGAACCAGCAGCTTCAGCCCGGTCTTCACGCCGTCCACCTTGCCGATCCGGCCCTTCGTCCCGTACTCGCGCCGATAGCCGGCCTTCGGGTCCGCCCGCCGGTAATCCCGCGGGGGGCGCTGCCAGATGCCGCTGATGCTCTGGCCGCTCTTGAAGGCGACGGTGCCGACGAAGGTGTCCGGCCGGGCCGCCAGCCGGCGGAGCTTGCCCTTGGGCAGATTGCCGTACTGGTTGAGCTGAACGTTCTTCGGGTTGAACAGCGTGCCGCCCCGTTTGCTGGGCGGCAGATGGTGCTGACCGCCCAGCTCGAAGGGCTCCAGGTACTTCGCCGCGATGTCCTTGACGAAGATGATGGCCGTCAGGTCCGCCTTCCGGGCCGCCTTGACGCCGACGGCGCGCTGGGTGAACAGGGTCGGCCGGTCGAACACCTCCGTCAGGGCCTCCTTCTCAGCCGCCTGGACCTTCTTCGCCACCGCGGTCAGGGCACGCGCGGTGGCGAAGGGGATCTGATCCTTGGCCAGCCCGGTCAGCGTCGACTGCAGCGGCTTCAGGTCGGCGCGGACATCGAGGGCGAGCATGGCGCTACGGCTTGGGGCTGGCGTCGTCGCCAAAGTGTTCACGCGTGAACACTTTGGACGGCTTGGGACGCGGCCAGAGCCGATCCCGGAAGTCGAGTGCCAGCAGCACCAAGCGCCCGACCACCAGCGCCACCGTGCCCCAGAAGGCCAGCTCCTGCGCCGGCCCATGCAGGGCATCGAGCCACCAGTTCATGGTGCCGCCGATGGTGACGATGACGCCATCGGTGGCCGCACGGCTGGTGAGGCCGTGCATGATGTCGTCCACATGCATGGTCATGCTGCCAACTCCTCGGTGAGATTGGCCAGCCTCTGCCAGCCAGTCTCGAAATAGCGGCGGTCGCGCTCGATGCCGATGAAGCGCCGGCCCGTGGTCAGAGCGGCATGGCCAGTCGAGAAGCTGCCAGCGAAGCAGTCCAGCACCGTCTCACCAGCCGGGCAAACCGTGCCGATCAGCTCGGCCAGCAGCTCCACCGGCTTCTCCGTCGGATGGGCGCCGAACCGCACCGGCGCATGGCGCAGCACGTTGGCGACGTTCCGGCGCAACGGCTCGCTGCCCTTGCCCTTGGTGAAGTGGTGGATCAGCTCGTGCTGAAGCCTGAAGTGGGTGCCCATGCCGAAATAGGTCTTGTCCCACACCAGCAGCCCCACCCGCTTCAGGTCGGCGCTTTCCATGGCGTCAGCCGCATGGCCGGACAGGAACAGCGCGGCCTCGCCCCCATCGATGGCATCGGCCAGATGATCGCCCATGCGCCAGTCGATGAAGGCCAGCACATGCCCGCCCGGCTTCAGCACCCGCTGCCATTCCATGGCGCAGCTGCGCAGCAGATGCAGAAACCCACGCGTGCTCAGGCTGTCGGAGCCGAACCACCGACCCGGATCGCCCTTGGTCGACCGGGTCATGGTCTTGGCATAGGCCGTTTTCCCAGCCTCACGCGTGGCGCCGCTGGAATAGGGCACGTCGGTCAGCACCAAACTGACCGAACCGTCGGGCAGATCCTGCATCCGCTCGATGCAGTCGCCCAACAGCAGCGTTGCCGCGCCGATCGTCACCGAGGTGGCCGCAGTCGTGTTCTGTTTCATGCTGGTGCGCTCACAGATTTGCGAGGTCATGGCTCACGGGTTGCCACGCCGCTTCTTGGGAATCGCGGCGGTAGAAGCGCACATAGCGCGATGTGCTTTCGATCATCACGGAATCCGCGATGGCCTTCATCGCGCGTTCCCATCTCGGATCGGCGATCTCGACGCGGCGCAGCGCGAAAACGCTTTCGCGCGAGACCTTTCCCTCTTTGTCCGTGCGGAACGCGTGTTCGACCAGCACGCGGATGTTGTCGTTGGTCTCGGTCGCCCATTCCCTGATGCATTCATCGATCAGAGATTTCGCGACTTGCAGTTCAGGACCGAACCGCATGTGGTCGGTCACCTGCACCTTTATTTGCAGGCGGCCGTCGTAGCTGGTGAAAGTCATGTTTCCGCGTTTTCCGCCGACTTTCACTTCGTATTTTTCATGGAGCAGCGCAACGAAGGTGTCCACGTCGCCAAACACGGCCGCCTTGAAGGCACGCATTTGCGCCGACAGCGCATCGGCCTTTTCCATCAGGCCGCGCACGAATTGGTCCTCCAGGAGGTCACTCGCGCGCACCTTCCGCGCAGGGATCATCCGCCCTTGACGATCCTCGTAATAATCCGGGCGCACGGCCTCCGGCGTTACACCGACCGCAATGGCTTCCGGCTGCGCATCAGAGTGCGACATCGTTGTATTCCTTGATGTTTTTCGTGATGCACCGGCGGTGCGTGTAACGTCAACGGGGCGACCGTGTAACGGCCGAGCTTGCGATAATCCCTCTTTTCGCAAACTCAGCTTTCCATTCCGAGGGACCGCACGGCACCGTCACTCTTCGGCGACAAGGCGTGCGGTCTGTCCGGCCAGGTCGGCCCGGTTGTCGTCGTAACGCATCGTGACCTTGGGATCGCGGTGCCGTGCGAAGGACTGTGCGGCCCGCAGGTTGCCATTGGTGGCATCCAGCGCGCTGGTGATGGCGGCATGGCGCAGGCCGTGCGGGCGCGTCCGGATGCCGATGTCATCCCCGAGCCGCTGGACGATCTGATAGACCGCCGCCCCGGTCAGCCGGCCGTCGCCGGCGCCGGCGTTGTCGAGACGATAGAAGAGTGGGCCGGGATGTCGGCCGCGCGCCCCGATCCACTCGTCCAACGCCGCCTGGGTGGCGTCGGGCAGCGTGATCGGCTCCCGCTGAAGCCGCCCTTTGCCAAGGATGGACAGGGTGGCGGCCGCCGGGTCGTAGTGCTCCAGATCCAGCGAGACCACCTCGCCGCGGCGAAGCGCCGTGTCGTGGAGCAGCCGGACGATGGCGGTATCGCGCACCCCCTTGGCGTCGCTGCGCTCCTGGGCTTGAGCGATCATCGCCTTGACCCCGTCGCGGCCAGGGCCGCGGGTGTCGCGGTAGGCGGCGGCGTCGACGTTCTCGACCTCCAGATCCCACCCGACCAGGCCGAGCGTCTTGCCGAGCTGCACCAGCGAGCGCAGGGCGGCAAGACGCCGGTTGATCGTAGCCGGGGCCAGGCCGCGGGCATCCAGGCTGGCGCGGTAGCCCAGCACCAGGGCGTTGGCCTGACCGGGGGCCAGGGCGAGCAGCTCGCGCGCCACCCGGTCGATGGTGTCCGCATAGGCCGCCGTCGCGGGTTGGGCCGCGACCCATGCGCGGAAATCTTCCAGGTCGCGGCGATAGGCCGCCACCGTGTTCGCTTTGCGGCTGGCCAGGAAGGCGTCGATCAGCCCCTCCTGGATGCGGTCGAGCGGCAGCGCCGCAGCCAATCCCACCGGGGCGACGCCGTTGGGCATTCGGGTCAGGTCACCCATCGGCGCCTCGCAAAACCGGAAATGGTTTCCGCTTGTAACCGGAAACCATTTCCGGTAGCGTCTCCTTGTAACCGGAAATGGTTTCCGGTTCAGACCCGAAAAGGATCAACGATGAGCAAGCCCACCACCGCCGCCGCCGCCGCCGCAGTCGGCGAGAGCCTGATGGACGATCTGGCCGAAATCAGCAACCTGCTGGCCGAGGCCCGGACCGAGCTGGAGAAGGGCAACCTCAACGGCGCGGTCGGCGCCGGCGCCGCGGCGGAGACCGCGGTCACCCGGGTTGCCGCCCTGTACCCTGCCTTCATGCTCCTGCTGCGCCAGCAGCAGCCCTAAGCGGCCTGGGCCGGCGCAACAGCGCCGGCCCCGACCACGCTGGGATTGCCACCGCCCTGGGTGCCCCCTACCATCCCCCGTCAACTCGGGGACCGCTATGGCAGACACGCGCACCATCACCACCCTGCTCGCCGCCGGCGGCCGTCGGCTGCTCGTCGGTTGGTCCGACGGCATCGAGCATGACCTCGATCTGTCCGGCCGCGCCGAGGCGCCGCCAGACGATTCCGCGTTCGCCCAGGCCGAGGCCGGCCCGGACGGCGTCCGCTGGCCCGCCGGCGGGCTGCTCACCGCGGCCGAGCTGTGGGACCTGGGGCTGGCCCAGGCCGCCGATCGGCTGGTCGGCTGGCGCAGCGGGCACCACCTCACACAGACTCAGGCCTGCGCCATCCTCGGCATCACCGACCGCATGCTGCGCAACTACGAAAAGCGGGCCTACCCGATCCCCAGGTCTATCCTGCTGGCGCTGGATGGCTATGACGCGCGTCTCGGGCTGCCGGTCAGGCCGGCGCCAGAGCGGTCAGGCACTCCGGCACGTTCGTGATCACCAGTTCTCCGGCCTTGACGCCGTTGCTCGAGCCGACGCTGTAGGTCGTCTCCACCGGTGCGAACGCGAAGCGGCCAAACATGGCGCGGACCTGGGGCGTGTCGTTGATCGTCATGACGAAGCGCCCTTTCAGCTCGCCCAGGATTGTCGCCAGGATCTCGAAGTCGGGCCGACCGAACAGGTTCTTCCCATAGTCGCCCTCGCTATTCCAGTAGGGCGGATCGAGGAAGAACAGCGTTTCCGGTCGGTCATAGCGGGGAATGAAAGCCGCGTACGACAGGCACTCGATCACCACACCTGAGAGGCGCTCATGCACCTCGTTGAGGACGGGGCCGAGGCGCTGCAAGTCAAAGCGTCCCGGCGAAGATGGGGTGACGCCGAAGGTTCGGCCGGACACTTTGCCGCCAAAAGTGAGCTTCTGCAGGTATAGGAAGCGCGCGGCACGCTCGATGTCTGTCAGCGTGTCGGGGTCCACGTCCACAAGGCGCTCGAACTCGACGCGACTGGTGATGCCGAACCGCATGTGGTCGAGCAGGAACACGTAGTGCCGCTGCAGGATCCGGAACAGGGTGGCGACGTCCCTGGAATAATCGTTGATCACCTCTGCCGGCGCCGCGTGATAGCGCCTGAAAAACACGCCGCCCATCCCCACGAACGGCTCCGCATAGGTGCGGTGAGGGATTTTCTGCAGCAGCGGCACCAGGCGCTTGGCGAGGTTGCGCTTGCCCCCGATGTAGCCGGCAACCGGGCTTACTGGGCGGACCGGGCGGAAACTCGTATCCATCATCGCTCCCTGGGATCACCCGGGCCAAAAATGCGAAGGCCCGCCGCGGCATCTGCCGGGCAGGCCTTCGTTTACACGCAATTCGTCCAGGTCACTCTGTCAAGATATTGATCCTATTTCAAGGAAAATCATCCCAAGGCCGAGCCGGGGCGGCAAAGCCGGTGACGGTGTGGTCCCGCAGATACCGGCCTTGAAGTGACCGCAACAGCGCCGTCATGCCATCATGCCATTCCGCATAATCGCAGTTGGCCTCGATGATCTCCGCGTCGCTGTGCTCAGGCTCCAACGCGCACCAACGCACCAGCAGCTCCCTTCCGCCCTGATCGTCGGGGCGGAACTGGAAGTCCTGTTCCTCTGCCGAGATCCGGCGGCGACCGTGGGCGTCGAACAAGGATTGTCCCCGTGCCACATAGCGCGCGGCCAGCTCTGAGCGAAGCGGGGTCGGCTGCCACTCCTCTTCGATCACGTGGCGGTATCGGCCTGGCCGGTCGGACGGCTGCCGGCACGCCACCAGCGGCTGCCGCAGAGACAGCCAGTCCGGCCGCGTTCCGGCCTTTCCATGGGATCGGACGAGGCGCCGCTTGCCCATGGGCAATGCCTCGATGGCGGTGGCCACGGTTTCGGCATCGGGTGGGATCCGTGGGGCGATGCCGCGCGTCGGACCGCCGCCATCCAACCGGGTGCCGACGGCGCCGATGGCGGCCAGCCGGGCACAGCTGTCGACACCCCAGGTACCCGGGTAATCGGAGCCGCTCAGATGGCGGCGCTGGTTGCGGATGCCGAACTGGGCGGCGGCCTCGATTACATGTAGGGTGCTGCCATCGCGTAGCGCCTGCTGGTCCCGGCAGGCCCACACCACCAATTCCTCCAGGTCAAGAGGACGGCGCCGATCCTGCACCGAATGGACATAGGCGACGGCCATGGTCAGGCCGCCGCCCGGATGGGCAAGTCCGAGCTGGAAAGGCTTTGCCCGAACAGACGGACAATGCCCACCACCAGCGTGTCCAATGCTTCCTGGGGGATCAGGCTGGGATCGATCCGGCCACAGGCCTGCAGATAGCGTGCTTTTGCGAAGAGGTCATCGGCATCGGCGATCTCGCCGGCAACGAGAAGCCGCTCCGACCGGCTACATGCATCATCCGCCGCTGGCGAGTCGGCCGCCCCGGATAGCGCCAGGAAATCTAGCAGGGCCGGCAGCAACGGCGTAGCAGGGACGGGCATTCAAACCTCCGGCGACCGCCTGACGGCACACATCCGCCAGGGTCGTTAGGATTGTTTGCCCAAAAGGATTACCAATTCCTTGCGACAAATTGCTCGGACAGGGTTTTTTGTTGCTTTTCCCCATCCCGGTCTCGCGGAACCGCTGTCAACCGATCAATGTTCTTGAAAAGTTCTTATGCAGCGCCATCCTGACGGCCAGTGTCAGTAAAAAGGAGGAAGCCATGTGCGAGCCGCAATTGGTCTACATGCGTTCGTGCCCAATTGCCTCATACGATGCTGTGATCTCGGCAGGCTTCCCCAGCCCGGCCGCCGACTATGTCGAAGGCCGCATCGACCTTTCGGAGGTGCTGGTGCCGCATCCCAGCGCCACCTTCACCCTGCGCATCTCTGGCCACAGCATGACGCGCGCCGGCATCCACGATGGCGACTTGGCGATCGTCGACCGAAGCCTGACGGCCCGGCATGATGACGTTGTGGTTGCCGTGCTGGATGGTGAGCTGGTGTGCAAGCGCCTGCTGGTCCGCCGGGGGCGCTATTACCTCGCACCGGAGTCGGATGATCGCGCGTATCAGGTCATCGACGTCACCGATCGCCGCGACTTCGAAGTCTGGGGCGTCGTCAGCGCGACCATCCGGATCCACCGGGGCTGACGATGGCCAGCACCTTCGCCTTGGTGGACTGCAACAATTTCTATGTGAGCTGCGAACGGGTCTTCAACCCACGGCTGGAGGGGGTGCCGGTCGGCGTGCTGTCGAACAACGACGGCTGCTTCGTCGCCAGGTCGGCCGAGTTGAAGGCGCTTGGCGTCACCATGGGCCAACCCCTGTTCGAGGTGCGCGACCTCGTCCGCCGCCACAATGTCCGGGTCCTGTCCAGCAACTATGCCCTCTATGGGGATTTCAGCGCCCGCGTGACCGATTGCCTGCGGGGCTTTGCTCCGGCTCTGGAGGTCTATTCGATCGACGAGTCGTTCCTCGATCTTACGGGAATGACGGGCTCCCTACCCGCCTATGCCGCCGATATCCGCCGAACGGTGCGGCGCTGGACCGGCATTCCGACCTGTGTCGGGATCGCCCCTTCCAAGACGCTGGCGAAACTGGCGAACTTCGCAGCCAAGAAAGCCTTCCGAGATGATAGCGGCGTCTGCGACCTGACCAACCCGGACATTCGGGAAGTGATCCTCGAGCGGGTGCCAATCGCCGAAGTGTGGGGCATCGGCCGGCGATCGGCCGATAAGCTGGAGCGGCTGTCCGTGCATACTGCGGCCGACTTGCGCGACCTCGACCCTCGGCTCGCCCGTCAGGTGCTGACGGTGACCGGAGAAAGGCTCGTCTATGAGCTGCGCGGCATCGCCTGCATGCCGCTTGATCTGGCGCCTGGCCCACGCAAGACCATCGCGGTGACGCGCTCGTTCGGCCAGCCGGTGACGGAGTGGGATGAGATGCGCGAGGCGGTGGCCACCTACGCCACCAGGGCGGCCGAGAAACTTCGTGCGGAAAAGCTCGCGACCGAAGCCATCCAAGTGTTCTGCCACACCTCGCCATTCCGCCCCGGTCCGAGCTACAGCAATGCGGTAACCGTGGAGGTGCAGCCGGCGAGCAGCGACACCTTCCAACTGATCGCTGCGGCAACTGCCGGCGCCCGCCGGATCTGGCGTGACGGCTACGATATGAGCAAGGCCGGCGTGATCCTGACCGGCCTTATCCCGGAGGGAAAGGTGCAGCCCGACCTGCTGCAGGTCGCCGATCGACAACGCGGCGCGAAGCTGATGGCCGCGCTCGATGCGGTCAACACCAGGATGGGACGGAACACCCTGGTGCCGGCGGCCACCATCGGCCGCTCTTGGCACATGCGTCAGGACCAACGTTCGCCCAGCTACACTACGAAGCTGGACGAAGTGCCGGTGGTTCAGGCCTGACGATCTGGTGCGCCGGACCAGACAGATAGTAACGTTTGTACGTCGGCAGGCCTGAGAAACCCCCACAGCCTGCGCCGAGCTACATACCTAACGGTTTGTCTGGTGCCCGCCACAGCCTCTGCGATGGTTGTTGCTCTTTTCAAAGCATAAACTTTGGCTAGAATTCACAGAAGCATGGCAGAAAGTTTGCCTGAAATTTTGCGATCAGGGGATTAGCGACATGGCTGTGTGGTGGGTAAATGTGGGTCAAGAATACAAATCTCAGCGGGAGGCAGGGGTTCTTTGGTGCCCGAACAAAACCAGAAGAAAAGATGGATCTCTGACAGAACCTCAGTGGCACTGGGAGATGATGGCATCGGTGAAGGTCGGGGAGGTGATTGTATGTTGCCGGAAAAATTTGATAACGGGTTTGTGTGTTGCCAAAGAAACTGCAATCCCCAACTCTGAAAAACCGCTGGGTTTGGATGCACAGCACAAGAAATGGCACGAAATTGGATGGAAGCTTCCGGTCGAGTTTATAGACGCCAAGCCGGCTTTGGACAGAAAAGACACCCTTTCAGGCATAACCTTGCCAAAGGAGCATCGAGGACCATTTAGTTCTCGTGGCTTAAACCAGGTCTATTTCTGCCAAATCCCAGTCTCTGTTGCTAGCAAAATTGTTGAGGCTATATCTGCAAACATACAAGGAGTGTCGGGGATCGGCCTCGAAACGCTTGTTGCTCGATCGGTACCCGATAAAACAACACGTACAGCAGTAGTGGAAGCGCGCGTCGGCCAAGGACAGTTTCGCAGTGACTTGATGAAAATATGGTCAGGCAAATGCTGCGCCACGGGAACTTCTCGCCCTGAAATGCTCCGGGCATCGCACATTGTTCCGTGGAGTGAATGTGATAATGCCGACCGGATAAATCCTTACAACGGGCTCCTCTTGAACCCAAGCTATGATGCAGCTTTCGACAAAAACCTCATTACATTAGACGATAATGGAAATTGGCTTGTATCGCCGGATTTAACGCCAGAAGAATGCAGACGTGCTGGGCTCGGCAACCCTAAAGACCATTCCGTGAGTGGTTTAACTGAAAAGCATCGCGAATATCTGAGGTCGAAAAAGAAAAAGTGCACATGGGTGTCAACTGAAGGTTCAACCAGCTCTCAGAAATAATGCGTTAATCTTAGTGCATTCATTAACCGACCAGAGCAGACCGGACTGAGGGTATCGATTGTATCGCAGCAGACCTAACGCATCTTGCAGGCTGCGCCAAGCTACATCGTAACGGTCTGTCTGGTCCGACCCATTCGTGACATGACAAACCCATAGGGAAACTCACTCTTGCAAAGCCATCTTGACGACACCTCTCCACCATAGAACACTCTGTGGAGTTGCATCAGTCAGGTGGCTTTTCCATGTCAGGCGACAAATACGAATGGCTTATCGGAAACCCGCCACCCTTGCTTGAAGAGCATAGCCGAGCCAAGCACGCTGTGCTGCGTGCTTACTTACGGCGATATATCGAAGTCCTGACTTCAAACCCTACACATGACAGGCTGAACCTCACATTAGTCGACGGTTTCGCTGGCGGTGGGCTGTACACGTACGAGACCGGGCTCGCCCCCGGATCGCCGATCATCATGTTGAATGAGATTGCGGCGATGCAGGCCGAGTTTGATCTGGCTCGACGGAAGCCTTTCCACCTCAACGCCAACTTCATCTTTGTCGAGAAGATGGCCTCCAGCGTTGAGTTCCTCCGGAACGAAATCGCTACCGGCCCACACGCCAAGCGACTCGACCAAAGCGCTCATATCATCAACTCGACATTCGAAGAACAGTGCTCCACCATTCTTGAAAAAGTAAAGTCACGTGGACGAGCGCATAGGGCTATTTTTTTTCTAGATCAGTATGGATACAACACAGTATCCTTCTTCTCGATCCGCCGCATCCTCACAGAACTGGAACATCCGGAAATCGTCTTAACCTTCAGCGTCGATGCGCTTATCAATTATCTGTCTAACGACGAGGCATTCCTAAAAGGTATTCTGCCGACAGGGCTTACAAGGGATGACGTACTGCACATGTTGCAGATTAAGAGTGAACAGCGCGGTTGGCGCTGGATGATCCAGCATTTCCTATATGAACGGATCGTCGCGTTGACTGGTGCACCGTTCTATACCTGCTTTTATGTGAAGTCCCCAGAAAGCCATCGATCCTATTGGCTCCTTCATCTGTCCACCCACCCGAAAGCACGGGATGAAATGGGCGCGCAGCATTGGGAGCTACACAATCACTTCGTGCATCATGGGCGTGCCGGTCTGCGCATGCTGGGGTACGACTCGACACGAGACAACGCCCAACCCGAATTAGATTTCATGTTCCAATTCGATGAACAGGCCAACACCCTGTCTCAGTCCGCTCTGTTGGCCGAGTTGCCCCCTCTCATCCACGCAATATGCCAGAAGAATGGCACGTCAATTTCGGTCGGGGAGTTGTACCGCACCATCTGCAATCAGACACCGGCCATTTCACTACAGATGTCCGACGTCCTGGTCGCCTTGAGGCAGGAAAACGAAGTGCAGTTACTGACGGCCGAAGGTCGACCGATGCCACGCGCTACGAAGCTGGATTGGAAGGACCGAGTACAGATCACTGACCAACCAACCTTCTTCAGCTTCCGTCCTCCAGCGCGCTGACCGTCGACGTCAGGGAGCTGCTGCCGCCGGGTATTCATCCCAGGTTCGGCCGCTATAGGTGCGGCCGGCTGCCTTCTTGTTCCGGCCCCCCCACTGCTTGAAGAAGAAGGCGGTGCCGTGTGCCTTGCAGGCATCGTGGATGGTATCGATCCAGGCGCTTTCCATCGGCCTGGCCTTGGGACCCGACTCACCGCCGACGATCGCCCAGTCGATGCCGCTCAAGTTGGCATTGTCCACCGGCCCGATCAGCGGCTCGAAGGAGACGAAGCGAACCGCCGCCGGCGTGATGCGTAAATGGTCGATCCGTTCCACATACTGGCCATCTTCCACGCTGGTACCGAGCCATACGTTGGGGAGGACCGCAAACTCCGGCTGGGCGAGCAGGCTGGCCATCCGCTCGGGCCGCTTGGTCAGGATCTGGTAGGTGTGCCAATGGGCATCGGCCATGGCCTCCCACACGCGCCGAACGAACTCCACAGGAACCGCCTCGTGGAACAGGTCGCTCATCGAATTGACAAAGATACGCTGCGGCTTCTTCCAACTGCGGGGAGCCTGTAATGCCGCCTCATCGAGGTTAATCCGCCCGGTCCAGACAGCCCGGTCACCACTCCGCCGAGTGGTCCCGGCATATTTGGCCGTGCCCATCGCCTCCAGCCGAGCAGCCATCCGCATGGCATAGCAATTGGTGCAGCCGGGCGAGATCACCGTGCAGCCGGCAACCGGGTTCCAGGTTGATTCCGTCCACTCGATCGATGAGGTCGCCATGTCCCATTCCCTTTGGCATTCGCCTGGCGCCTGCGGCGCCAACAGGCCGTGATCTTACAGAACCAGCGGGGCGTGTGAATCCCCTTCGCCAATCGCCAGCCGTGATATTAACGCATAGAAAGAACAAAGGTAGAACATTTGAAATGTCAGGTCCATCTTGAACAACTCGGAACGTTGGCAGCAGGCGAGCGTGAACGGCGATCGTCCTACTCTGGTTATTGAACGTCCTCCATCCGGGTCGCCCCGGACGATCGACCGAGCACCCCGTTATGCAGTTCCACCACATGCCGCACCACGTCGGCCGCCGCCGGATCCGGCGCCACCATCACCAGCAGGTAGCGGCGCACGCCGTCCAGCTCGACGGTGATGGCCCCCGGATCGTTCGGGTCCGTGCTCCACGGCAGCGACAACGCCGCCGCGAAGCGTGCCTCGCGCGGCGCCGGGACCGGAGCGGCCCCCTCCCCCACCGGCCGGGCCGGCGCCGGCGTCACCGCCGGCACCTTCAGCGCCTCCACCTCCCCTCTCGTCACCGCCGGGTGGATCGTGCCGGCGTCCAGGGCCTGTTGGCGGGTGTCGTCCGGCAGGGTGGCGATGGCGTAGAGGGTGCTCATCGCTTCCGGCAGACGGTCCAGCGGCACCTGCCCCTCGTCCACGAAGACGGCGATCTCGCGCAGCTTGCGGGCGGTGGAGGTGCTGAACGGAAGGTCGGTCGCCACCATCGCCTCGTACTCGCCATGAGGCAGAGCCGCCTTGGCCTCGTTCAGGCGGCGGCCGACGGCGATGGTCGCCTCCAGAGCGTTCGACCATTCGCGGCGGATGTCGGCGGCGAACTCGGCCCGCGTGGTCAGCGGGCGCGGGGTGGCCAGCATCGACAGGCGGGCGTCGCCCAGGCTGCGGCGGGCGGGCGGCCTGGGATTGTGCTTCGGCCCGGAACCGGGTCGGGACATGGGGTCAGCCCTCCATCGCGGCGGACAGGTGGAGCCAGAGGTCGCGGAACAGCGGGCCGGTGCGGGTGCCTGGGATCTCCGCGGTGCCCAGCCCGGCGATGAAGCTGCGCGACACCTCCTGAAGCTGCGGGATCTCCACCGGCGCCACCGCCCCCATGGCGGAGACGATGGCGCGGGCGTCGGCGGTCTCGCGCTGGCGCGGGACGACCTGGCTCAGCAGCAGACGCAGCGGCCGGCGCCGGGCGCGCAGGTAGGGCAGCATGGCCTGCATGCTGACCAGATCCTCCGGGCCGGGGCGGACGGGCACCAGCACCAGATCGGCGCAGTCGAACAGCAGGGCGGTCGCTTGGGGGAAATTCTCCACCGCGGTCGGGGTGTCGATCACCAGCAGGTCGAGGCCGGGCGGAGTCGGCCGCTCCGTCACCGCGCCCAGCGGACGCTGTTCGTGGAGGATCGCGGCGGCGTCGGCCGGGCGCAGGCCGTGCCAGTGGGTCAGCGAGCCTTGCGGGTCGGTGTCGAGCGTGCCCACCCGCCGGCCGGCGACGGCGGCCGCGACGGCCAGATTGCGGACGGTGGCGGTCTTCGGACCGCCGCCCTTCCCCTGGACCACCAGGATCGTCCTCATGCCCGGTCCCCCTGCCCGGCCCGGCCCGCCTGGGCGGCGATGGTCTGGCGGATGAGGGTCGCCTCGCGTTCCAGGATTTCGGCGATGGTGTCGAGCGGAGAGTTGATCGCCTCGGTCGCGGCCTTCAGCGCCTTCAGGGCGTCGCTGTGGGCCTTGATGGCGTGCATCAGGCGGAAGCCCTCCTGCCGCAGCTCGGGCGGCAGGGCGCGCAGATGGGCAAGGGCGAGGTCCATGCTCTCCTCGCGCGTCCGGGCGGGCGGCGGGGGCAGAGCGGCGGGCTCATCCGGCCGGGCGGCGGACAGCGAGGCGATGTCGATCCGCTCGCCCCGGCGCAGACGGTCGAGCGCCCGGTCGGTCAGGGCGGAGCGCGCCCGTTGCTCCTCCTCCTGCCCGATCCGGCGGGCGCGGCGGTCGATGGCGTCGAGGTCGGCGCGGGTGAGGACCGGCGCCAGGGCGGGATGCGCGGCCCCGCCGGTCACGGCGTCGAACAGCTCGACGATCTGGATGGTGACAGTGATGGCGCGTTCGGTCTCGGCCTTGGTGCAGAGATAGACGGCCTGCTTCTTCGTCAGCCAGAACTCGGTGGCGGGGCGACCCCTTCCGGGATTTTGCCGCACGGTGCGGCAAATTCCGCCAAGCCGCTCCAAGGTGTCAATATGGCGCTCGATCAGGGGACGAATATCGCGGGGCTTCTTGAAGCCCAGAGCTTCGGCAAGGCGCAGGTCAACGATGCGCGGCTCGCCGTTGGTGGCTGTGTCGATGTCGGACAGAGATAACGCGGGCATGACTTGCCCGTTGTCGCCCATGGCTTCCATGGCGATGCCCTCCTATGCGGCGTTGCCGGCAACAGGAGGGCTTCTGAGGACCGCCCTGGCGCCGGGGGTTCAGAACCTGCATAGGTCAGGCCGGACTATTCCCCTTGCGGGTGTTGTATTATCCGACCCCCGGCAAAGGGGCATGCTACGGACAGAGTCCGAGCATGAAAAGAGCCACTTCGCGAAAACGCGCGGGTGGCTTGCCGCCTATGGGGAGGTTCTGAGGCTCCGGGGGAAGGGTCGCTCCGTTGGGGCGGCACGTCAAGGACAATCTAAACGAGATTATTACTGTCATTTCTTCCCTTTATTTGGCAAGCATGTGCCTATCCGCGTTTTGCTCCCGAAACAGGAGGTCGAACCCCACCTCGACGCTTAATTTTTGCGGCTACTCGGAAGATGTCAGGCATATTGATCTTATCTGCCGACCGTTCTTCAACAACTCCGATAGTTTTAAGAGATTCAATCAGGGCGTCCTCTTCAGAAAAGAAAGAGTGCTCTAGTTCAATTGGACCTGGCCGTTTGCTTTTCTCAGTTATCTCTTTGATAACTTTCACTGTTTTCCTTTCGCGCCATCTGTCTATAAATTGGCTCTGATGACAAGGAACCTCGAGTCCTGCAAGATCTTCGAGGGTTTGCAAAATCCATGGGTAATCTTCCTGAAGCTGCGCAACTCGAACTGTCGAAGCTTGTTGCACCCCCTCGCGAATACCGACGTAATCAATAGCGGTCGATACTGGCCTATTTCGAGACTGCGCAGCGCGTTGCAACGCAATCAGGAAACTGCGAGGAGTTGTCTCACCAAAAGCATCAGCCAGATGATCGATAATCCAAGTGTATGTACGGCCACGACGACGATCGGACCCCATAAACTCTCCAGCTATTGCATTAAATACCGCAATCTGGTCATCCTTATCGTCAAGGTATTCAGGAGATGCCCTCCTACCCACAACTTCCTTAACTATTCGCGAAAATGCGCCACTTGCTTCATCACTATTATTAATTAATGTATAAAGAAGACCGTACAACTCTGTTGCATGCCATTCGAGGTCGACCTTTCCAGCACGCATTTTTGAAGCATCTGGGAATTGAAATAGAGCCGGATCCTTAACCTGATCCGTTCTCATAAATACTTTGGCTCGCATCGCTCGAAACCCCAACATATCAAGCGCCAGCCTGAGTATTCCCTCCGTAAGAGGCTGAATTTCAGACCAAGTTTTCCCTAACTGATCAAGAGCATCAAAAACCAATACAAACGTAAATCCATTTGCTGTAAAATATTTGTCTGCAGAGCGCAGAATTTCCTCAGCATCCTCAACTTCTTCTGACATCCAATTAATGGTATCAATGATTTTATTGTGAGGATTGTGACCAATAAACGGCGAAACTGCCCGGAACAATACTGCATTCCAAATATCGTATGTATCAATCCCACTCCGAAGAAGCCTTTCGAGCAATCTCGGAGACGGCGCAACACCTTCGTCCTTTCCAGCTGCCTGATGAAAACCAAGCTCCACCTTCATAGAATTGAGGCGAAGCTTCGGGTAATCATCGGCCACAGAAAGGCGAGACACCTCATCGGCCAAAACGCCAGACCAGACGCTCTTTCCAACCCCTCTATTTCCAACGACTAAAGGACGGTTCGGATCTAAAGCGTTGGCATGGGCAGAAGGTGCGTACAAATCACCCAAAGGCAATGGTGAATTGGCCTCAGACGAAGCTCTGGGGTCAAGTGAGCGCAAAAAGATGCGGATTGCTTCGAGGTCATCGTTCTTGGTCATTTGAAACCTAGTCGGTCTGACAAAGCAGAGAGGAAGGGGCCGAACGTTCGATTATATATCGGCTCGGCAAATTGTTCACGCTTCGCAAGCGGGTCGAATTCGAAATAGCTGGGGTCCACTAGAATTGGCCAAGCATAATGTGGAGCAGTTGAATCATCTAAGTCAAAACTGAAAGATGTCTCAGCATCAGCTTCATCAACCCCTAGTTCATCATAAAGATGATCAGCAAACAGCTCAAACGCGTGATCACGAAACCGCGCCCATGCTTTAGGATCCGGAGCTGCCTTTGCGTGAACCATTTTAATACGGAAGCGCCAATCGTCTTCAGAAGTCTCAGGCTTGAAGCGAGCTAAGTGGGACAGAAAGTAGCGATATCCTTCCCACGTCTGCGGAGCATCAATTCCGAAAAATAAGACATCGGCACCCAATCCCTGAACGGTTGCCGCTGTTGTCTCATTGAGACCAGCACGCGCATCAACAAAAATCGCGTCATAGCTACCATTGCGGCACAAATCTTGGATCATCGCTCGGGTCTGATCTAAAAAAGTAAGAGCCTTACTTCCGTTGGGCTCTATGTCTTCGAGATATGCTCGAGACAATTTCCCAATCACGTTTTGTGGAAAATCGTAACACCGTTGACCAACGGCAGGCACAATCATTACCTGCCCTTGACCATCAGTAAGGGGACTTACTGCAACCATACGGTTAAGGAAGTTGTCATCAACATTGCCTCGACCATTCTCAACATAGTAATCAAGAGCACCAAATTCCGGAATACTTCCCTCAGGCAAAAACATTCCACCCAAGCCAGGAGCTTCAAGATCTAAATCAATAGCGAGAATAGATTTCCCTCTCGAAGCAAATTCAGCGCATGCTACGGAAAGCGCAGTCGACCGGCCCACTCCACCTTTGTGACTAGCAAAAACAACAATCGGAGGCACACCAGGAATGCTAGGCTGAATATCACGCAGCCAATCTTGACCAACAAGACGACGCTCAATCATACGGACAAAATACTCACCGCTGGAGCACTTAACAAACTCCCAGCGATCATGAATATCATCCGCAAGACTTTCATCAAACAATTCTTCAGGCGTGCCAACACCAACACTTCCCGCATATGTACCAACTATATTAAAGATAGATATTTCCAACACTCTTCGAATGTCCGAAGGGATGTCCTTCCGCAAAATCAACGTAAGAGAACCTTCAGCATCACGAAGGATAGCGTGGTCCTGAAGAGCCTCCACACCCAAATACTGAACGAAAGACTCTACAATTAGGGGCAAAGCATCGTCGTAATAAGTATTTTTATTAGCCATTGAATTTTAACCCCTTCTCTGAAGATTAGCTTCAGCCATGAGAAGAATTGCGTGATCACGCCATTTGGTGAAATCGTTTCTTCCAACCGCTGTATCATCGGCATATCGAAGATGGACTTTCCATCCACCCATCAATCCCGATGTGCGAAGCAAATTAAGCATACCAACGTCACGCCGTCCCGTTAGATGGGTTCTCGCAATCCCAATCAAGGCAGGGAGATGACCTTCAACCCTCTGTAGAGTAGGTTTTATTGTTCTTATGCGATGTTTGATGGCGCACTCGGCAGCGAAGCCAATTAAATGCCCTGCCCCACCCCAACGCTCGCCATCGGCTAAAATTTCAGCGTCTTCCAGATGACGGATTGCTGCTACACCGTAATCGTCCCCCACCATGCACCGCCTTCGCTCATCAGCTCTACTTCGTTGATATGCTTTTAGAGCTTAGCCGGCAAGCCGCTCCTTTTCACGATGGACACAGGCCGAGCGAACGCTCGCGAGGTGGGAATGGATCGTCCAGATCAAAGCAGAGCTGCCGGTCGGGGCGACGGCAGCACAGGGCGTCAAGCCGGACGGGCATAGCTCAGGCCCTACCCTCGATCAGCGGGAAGGCCGAATCGGAGGCAACCGGCGGAACGGCGACGGTGATGTCCACCGCCTCGACATGGAACAGCCGCAGCAGCTCCAGCTCGTAAGCCGCTCGAATCCGGTCGGCGACGCAGCGATTCGGCGCGGTGACGGTCAGCCTGCGATCCCCGGACAGCCCAAGCCTGCATCCCCGGAACCACGTCGCATGCTGGACGGCGCCGATCCGGCGGGCGATCCGGGCGTGGCCGTCGCATTCGATGGCGGCGGCGGATGGCGGCGGGCTGGTGCCGCCGCTCGCGTGTGGGCTCGCGCGCGGGGGTTCACGGGTTTTATCACAGGGTTTGGCCGACACCGGTGTCGGGCGATGAAGACCGGTTCCGGCGGGCGATCCGGGGGCGGTTGGCGGGCGTTCGGCGCTTTGGCCGACTCCCGTGTCGGCGACACCGCTGTCGGGCGATAGATCGTCGGACGGATCGGGGGCGTCGCCGGCCGGGCCGTACTCGCGCTCCAGCCAGTCCAGGCACAGGCGCATGCGGGTGGGCTGGCCCCGGCCGCCGGCGCGGTCGCGGACGATGACGCCGGCGGTCAGTAGCGCGCTGCGCGCCCGCTCCACATCTCGGGTGGACAGGGCGCAGAGCCGCGCCACCGCCTCCACCCCGGTCCAGGTCAGCAGCAGGCCCAGCGCCTCGAACATCTGGCGGTTGACGCGCTCCAGCATCACCAGGGCGACCAGCTTATCGCGCGGCTTCAGCGCCGGGCAGGCCAGAACGGCGCAGCGGAACCGGCCGACGGTCTCGCGGAAGGCGGCTTGCGGTTTGGCGGCGGGGGTTGCGGGGGTGGTTGAGGCGGATGGCGAGGACAT